CTCCAGCTTGGGATTGTTAAAAGCAAAATAGTAGTTATTAGCTTTAGATTTTCCTAAACTTTTGCAGTATTCAACACCAACCCTTAATTTACTATTACCATATCGATAAACGTCAATTGTTCCCTGCTCTTGCTTGTGGATATCTTTTAACCCCATTTCTTTAAAATAGGGGCAATATTTATCTACTGTATTACCTAACATAAATATTTTAACATTCGTTCTTTCTCTTACTATCGTTGATATAGTATTCATAAATAATATAAATTCATCGGGTAAGTAAACCTGTCTAGTTATAAATTCATCAAATATTATGGTTGTAATGTTCGGATAACTAATGCTTTTATTATGTTCTGTATCTGATAAACTAAAAGGATACGCTATAACTTCATTATCGCTATAAATAGCTTTTCCCCTTTCATCATAATTACAAGGATAAAATTTACCCGCCCAGTAGTGAATACCATCATATCTACCTTTAGATAATTTCCTTATTTCCCCGTTTTTAATTAAGCTGGAAAACATTTCACTGGCTCTATTCCCTCTTATATCAGTTTGCCACCGTCTAACAATCGCAAATTGTTCCCCTGTTTTAAAATATCTTTCAACACCATATTTCAAACAAGCATAAGTTTTACCGTTCGACCGTTCGCCAATAATAATATTGTATGTACAGTCAGCTTTTAAAATATTCCTTAAATCATAATAATTACCCATCTTTCATAACCCCCTTAAATAGATAACCTTCTTGTAATAATTTATAGAATTTGATATAAAACTCTGATATGCTTAAAGTAAAATCTGCCTTCTCTAAATGTACACTGGATAAACTAGTTTCAGTGTTTTTATTTCCTAAATAATCAACAACTTCATAAGTTTTTTCGTTATCAATATAGGTATGAGTATTTTTACCCGTTCTATCAGCAGGTATATATAAATTATCATCGAACATTTCAAATACTTTGCTATTATCATAATTACATTTTTCCTTCATGTATTCTATACCATTTCTTTTAGATAAACCTGCCACTGTTAAATATAACTCTCCATCTTTTTCGTAAAGATATCTTTTAGCACCTAAAGTTTTAAACCTTGTGTATTTACCTTCAAAATCCCAAATACCGCATAATTTTATATCCCCCTTTTTATTTTTAGGATATAAAAGTTTTTCGTCTAAATTATAGTATTTTAAAGTTAATTTTTGCTTTTCTACTATCCATTTATTATATTTATCGAAAAACTCTTTGTGCTTTTCATAGTTTAAAAATTTTATACTATCTGTATCACTGTAAATATAATCGTTCTTTAATTCAAATATTCCCAACCATAAATTTCTTCTAGCATAAGCAGTAACCCAAACCCCCCAGGGGTAAAATAAAAACCTTGACCGTTTATCATTATATTTTTGTATTTCTTCAACCTTGTCTACTTCTTCTACCCTCCAATCATCAGTGTAAACAATATTATCCCTTACAATATCTGTTACCATCATGCCGTAAATTGAATTTAACATGCCTTTGCTTAAAAGGTATTCAACCTCTTTACCTTCAACACCTTTTAACTCTGTTTTTTTCTGATATAATTCTAATACACTCTCAATTATAGGTTTAGGTAAATAACCCCTGGGGTAACAAATTAAGTCATGTATAATCATACTATCATAATCATAACATTTTTTAATTAACCATAAATCAACTTCAGTTATTATTGTGGTTACATAATCAGCATTGTATATCCTTCCGTTATTTATAAGTTTTTCACCCCTAATTTTACATTTACTTTCGGATAAATAGCTATCATGAAAAAATTTGTTTTTAAGACCTGCAAAACTAATTCCAATTAAGCAACAAAAATTATCTAAATAATAATCATAACCATTCTTTAATATTTCTTCTTTACTAGGTTTAAACCCCTTACCCATCGGGAACTTTTCAGAAAGCATTACTGCCGGGTAAGAACTTGTAAAATCCATAGAATAAACGTCTTTTAACACTTTATTAGTATAAAAAGCATTAGCATGAGTAAAACCCCCCATAAAAGACCATTTTAACATTAAATATTCGTCTAATTCTAATGTTAAACGTTCGATTATTTCTCTATAATTTCTCATCTTTCCCTTGCTTGACTTGTATTTACTTTTACCTTCAGTATAATAACAATTATTCTTTACATATTCCCTCACCCTTCCGGTATTGGTTAAAGGTATTTTAGTTATATCCCCGTAAATTTCAATTTGTTCGTTAATGTAATAAAGAATAATTAAAATATCATTTTCTAAATATCTTAACTCATCTTCCGTTATAGGTGTTTTTGTGTGTCTTACTAAATGGTAATCTAAATCGCCAACTAACTTTTTTATTTTGTGCTTATTTAAGTTTTCACCTGTTTTCTCTAAATTATAGCCACTTAAAATGTAATTGTCTCTAAACTCAATCCCCAGTGAGCATAAAGCTTTAATAGGTTTGCGCTCTTCAACTGAAAAAACATTCAACCACTTAAAATGTTTCCTCATGAACTGAAATTCAAAACCTAAATTATGAACATAACAAACTAATCTTCTGTTTTCGTGTAAGTTTAATTCATTAGATAGATTACTTAAAAAGGTTTTTAATTCTTCCCACGTTCTACCATAATATAAAACTTCAGCATTAGAGCCTAAACCAAAACCCCATAAATACATAAAAGCAAATTTTTCATTATTTACATATGTTGACGTAGTTTCTATATCAAAAGCACATTCTATATTTAAATATTCAATAGATTGTTTAGTATGAACATTATATTTTCTTGTAGTAGTGTATTTTAGGTTTAAATCCATTTAGCCACCTACTAACTATTTTAATAAATCTTCTATCCACTCATCTAATTTTCTATCTACTTCACTATAGGTAACACTTTTAACCAGTTTTTTAGCCATTTCTACTACAGTTTCTTCAGTTAATTCTAATTCATATCCAACTTCTTCTACATAATCACTTACGACTTCCCATATTTTTTGATAACCAATAGCAACCCCTATTTCCTTTGTATTATATAAATATTCCTTTATTTTAGCTGTAGTCTCAAAAAATGTACTTAACTTATCCTGTAAATCTGTAAAATCATCAAATTTTTCAATTCCAACTTCTTTAGCTACATTTAAAAAATATTGTTTTGCACCTTTAACCGTTGAAGTTTGTTTCTTTAAAAAATCGTTCATTCTTGCTATTTCCTGCTTTACTTCTTCAATGCTTTTACCTTTTACACTAAATTTTTGACCACCTTCTTCAACCCATTTTCTATAAGCAGGTGAATTTATTAAGTCTTGTTGTTCTAATCGTCTTAATCGCTTATTTGCCATAGATACCAATCGCCTTGCCTCTTCTCTTAACTTTCTTTCTTCTTCTTTAAAACGATTATGGTCTTTTCTTATCACTTTAACTTTAACTTTCATTTAAATTCCCCCATTCACAATTCATTTAGCTAAATAAATTATTCTTAAAATACTCTTTTTGTTCTTCATTACCTAAACTATAGTACACGTTGATATATTTTAGATTATTACTTCTTCCATTTTCAAAACTTGATAAAGTACTTAATTTTATACCCGTAATTTTAGATACTTCTTGTAAAGATAGTTTTAATACGTTCTTTCTATACAATTTGCAAAATTCGTTTATAGTACTAACATTTATTCTCATTTTTTGTTTCCTCCCTTATAATAGATTAAGTAAGGATTGAATCCTTACTTAACCTGGATTTTCACTTTCTACTACAAAATTTACACTATAAAATTTCTTATTAGGATATTGAGTATATGTATAGGTGTAAATTTCAATATAAACTTCACCATTATTTATTTGTTCAACGCTTTCTGCATCTTCTCTAATTATTTTAACTGTTCCCAACATGTGAGAAGGTAACGTAATGTTAAATCCTTCAGAACGAGCAAAACAACCTTCACCATATGCACTTTTATAAACGAATAAACCTGTTATTAAATATCTTTTTCCCTTTCCGTTTTCTTCGTACAACTCTTTTAATGTTTTAAATTCTTCGTATCTTTCAGTGTTAGTAAATAACATATCCTTTTTGTTAAACTTTGTGATACCCATAAAACATTCCCCTTTCTAATAAATTTATTAGTTCCTTCGATTTTGATTATAGCATAACGAAAAAATAAATGCAACACCTTTTTGCTAGAAATTTATAAGTTTATTTATTCCTAATATTCAAAAAATTTGAAATGTTTGCGTGAATTGTGAAAAATTGAAATGTTTGTATGAATTGTATATATTGTGTAAATTCTGTGTAAATTCTGTGTAAATTTTTGAAATGTTACGAATATGTTACGAATTGGGGAAAATTGGTAACGATATGGCAACTGTAATCCC